TTATTATTCTCTACGCCTCCACCCACCCCCTCCGCGGAAAATCCGCTAAATATTCCGCCCAATCTTTCCACTCCGGGTGTTTTTTCATATGTTCGCGGACCGAAAACGGCGTTCCACATGGCGGCCCTAAATGCGCCAAAAACGACATCCGCCGAATGGACGCACTATCCGCGACTTTTGCGTCATAGGCGCCAACGGGCTTGAATGGAGCAGATCCGGGGCCGCTTCCACCTTCGCCATTATCCGCATACGCGTGCTTACAAATCGTCCGCGAATTCGCCGCCGTTTTTCCTAAATGATTATCGTAATGATCGGCCAGAATTCGTTTTACGATGTTGGTGTCGATCCGCCCGCGATACTTCTCCGCGAGTTTCTCCAGCTGAACACGGCGATTGCCTATACTTGAAGCCACGTCGTGAAAACCGTCGGCATCACTCAGTTCGCCAATCATTCTGCCAGAACTTAGCATACCCGAGCACTCAATTGCGCGGATTCTCTCGTCATAGGTCGAATTAAACCCGAGAAACACCCCATCCTTCGTGGTTTCAATATTGACATAATTCAGCCCGAGTTCAACACGCATAATACGCGGCCCTCCACTACGGTTCCGGACGTCCCCAAACATCCACGAACACGCATAATCCCCCGAGTTCCGTTTTTGTAATCTCTCGGCATATTCTTCTAAGGTCGTCCCGTATTGCATACATTCGCGGATACGGCAACAAATCGGGTCGCGCAGACGGAAAGCGTTAAATCCGCGTATCGTTGTTTCGCTTCCCACGATTCCCGCGCTCGTTACGAAGAAGTCGGTCATGCTATATACGCCGCCGGGCATGCTTTGCATCACCATGACACACCCATCCCCTGCCTCTGGCTCAATACGAAGAATGACGTTACAGAATTGTGCGTCGAGGAAGTTGCTAAATGAAGTATGACCGCATACGATTCCGCCGTCTTTGGTCCAGCCGTTGCCCACCGCCATAATCAGCGAACACCGGTCTTTGAATTCGTCGAGGCGCGCAGCGCGGGCGGAGAAGGCGGCGGGGTCGGCGCGAACGGCGTGTTCATCACGTATCACGTCGGCGTATTTTCCGCGATATTTCGGTGTATCGATGTAACGAAGCATATGTGCGTAAAAATAAGGGATGGACATATAGACGTTGATGAGGATGACCTGACGCACATCGAGACCACCCCCCGCCGCAATCCCCTCCATCTCTCGGTATATTTTCGGGAAGCGCCGCTTAATGATCGGCTTGTAAAAATCATCGCATAACCCGTAGAAAAACTCGATATCCCTGCCGTAACTTTGGCGAAATATGAAATCATAGACGGAGAACATCCGCGTAAATCTCTCGGGATCAACCGCTATGATTTGTTTTCCATGGCTCACGCCGCGTTCATACGGAGCGCCGCGGATTGTCACGCGAAGCCATCCGTCGTCAGTGGCACCCGTGCTATTATCCCTCTGTTTGCGTTTGCGAGTCGTATTTCGATGACGGGTCCTTTTCTGTGTTTTTTTGGAATTCGCCGCCGCCGTCGTCGTTGTCATCGCCGTTACTATATATTACGCACAAATAGATATAAAGATTTTTAAAATGTATTGTATAAAGAAACGAAAATGAGTCATTCAAACGCACAAGCCGGACATACTGGAGGAGGAGGAGGAGGAGCGGCGATGGCAGCGGTATCTACCACCAACGACGCATATAATAACTCGGATAATGTGCTGGTGATTAAAACAGTCCAAATCGCACCCGTTCGAACGTTGATGAGTGCGCTGAAAGAGATTCTAATCGAGACGAATATTACGTTTCAAAAGGATGGGATTCGTATTATCAATATGGATAAATCGCACACGATGTTGGCGCACATGTTTCTGGAAGCGGTGAATTTCGAGCTGTATGAATGTGCGCTTGATAAGATCATCATCGGTGTGAATATGTTTCATTTATTCAAGTTGATCAACTCGATTGACAACGATGATACGCTCACGATTTATATTGAGAAGAAGGACTATAACGACGGCGTAGTATCGTATTTGGGGCTTAAATTCGAGAACGGCGATATCAAGCAATGTAAGACACAGAAGTTACGCCTTATCGAGCCGGACCCTGAAGACTTGGTGGAGCCACAAGTCGCATTTTCAAGCGTGATTAACCTCCCATCATGCGACTTCCAGAAGATTATTCGCGATCTCTCGTGTATTTCAGAGAAGCTGGAGATTAAATCGGTTGGGAATGAGCTGATATTCAGGTGCGCAGGACAGTTTGCGACGGCGGAAGTGCGGCGTGTAGAGTCGGATGGAAGTATGGAGTTTCTTCATAAGAAGGACGCGGGGAAGATTATTCAGGGGGAGTTCTCGCTCAAAAACCTCGGGTATTTCATCAAATGTACGAACTTGTGTAATCAAATCGAGATGTATCTGGATAATGATATGCCGCTGGTAGTCAAGTATTACGTTGCGTCGCTGGGGACGATTAAGTTGTGCTTGTCGCCATTGCCTAGTTCATAACATAACGCTGCCTGAATCGCCCGCTGAATTCATGGAATATAATATAAAAAAACACATGTTCTATATTATATAAAATCTGCGCTAGATAATGTCTTCTTCTGTGTGTGCACATCGCTTGTTACTAACAAAAGAAGCACTTCGGAATTATAGATACAATAATGTGATTATGAAATTGGCGACTCAAATTCGAGACACGATATGCGATGAAATTGAAAAAGGGAATATATCGTGTGAGAGTCATACAAAATATGCGTATCGATTAGATGAACAACAACAAATTGGGACGTATCGAGTCGCAGTACAAATCAATGTAAAAACCCGGGTTCATCAAGATATCGTTCAACAGTTACGACATTACTTCCCAGATAGTAAAATAAGTATCGAAGAACGCGAACAAATCAACGGATTTACAGTAACGCGACAAACATATGTTGATGTAGATTGGACGTGACGATGACGCCGATGTGGCGACGTATTGAATAAAAAATAATGTAAAAATAATAAAGCTGTCAAGTAGCATTATTATTTGTATTCCCACCACCACCACACCCCCACACCCATCCACCACACCCCACACCACTACCCTCGGAATTGAGCGGCGAAGCGCGAGGGAGCGAAATCGCGAAGCCGCGCAGCGGGCGAAGCGATGTAGCGAGTGAGCAACTAGTATTCCGGTGTATGTTTCTTAAACAAACACCCGTGTGCTGTAATTCCTTCCAATTCACGGATAATCCCCGCGTTTTGAAAGTTACAATTCGCCATCCAGATTTTTATAATACAGAAATTCTTCTTCGGTGAAATCGTTATACCATTCACGATCGGAACCACATTCATGTTGGTTGAAATCGTCTCGCCGACAGTAACGTATGAAAGCTGTTTCCATGCGCTATTCACTTCTTTATTCGCAACCTTGTAGGAAAAGCATCCACCGTTCCGATTTTGTGGATCTTCCCACATCGGAACAATACCGGTTCGCATGAGAAACAACATACAATTCATGACAAGTTTTGGGGGTAAAACTTCAAATATGGCGATAGCCTCTTCTGCTGTATCGAATTCAAATATTTTTTTATAGCTCGAAGCAGCCCAATTTGTGTCGTGAGGAAGATGTGCCCATAACGTCCAACGCTGAGACAATTTATGAAACGCGCCAGCTGATTCAGGTATAGGTACATTTGCTATTTCAGTCATGACGTGAAGACTTTCCGTAAAATGATGTGGATGGGATAATACACACCGTATATTATACTATCAATTTTTTTTTATACTCTTTATGTTGAATGTTCTTGGATTACTTCGAAATCGGCGTCGTCGCTCTCGGATTCGGCGGCGGCGGCGGGTGGCTCAGTTTCGTTGCTATCATGTGTAGCTTCGGTCTCGCTCTCGCTGTCGGTGTCGTCGCCTTCGCTGTCGCCTTCGCTGTCGCCTTCGCTGTCGCCCTCATCGGTATCTGTGCAATCGTAATAAGATGACAACACGCCATCAATATCCAATACTTGCTTTTCATTCGACTCAAATACAGGGCATCTCAAAAGTGAATCAACCTTGACAACATAAGTATGTCCGACAATAACTGACTGTGTATGGTCCAATACATACGCCTTAAACCGTGTTTGTGGTATATTCGTGATCTGCGGTTCTTCATCGGTTGTAACAGTAGCGGTCTTTGTTTCATCCTTAAAATAATCCTTCATACATTCATTATAATACAGCGTAAGCTTGTATCTGTAAAATGGCGAACGAATATACTTCGCAATACTTTCCCGGCCAAATTCATTATAAAGGATCCACTTCAAAAAATTTGTGTCTAAAATCTCATTCTTTTCAAGAAAAAAGTGACGAGGCGTCTTGAGGTTGATTTTATAAACATATGGTGCGAAGCAAGAACCAGAATCGGTATCATCGTCGTCGTTATTCGTATTCACAGTCGTATTCGCAGTCTCGGCGGTATATTCACTCGATACCAACGGCGGCTCAACACTCGTGCTATTCATATAAACTGTAAGTTCGGCTTCTGGCGCAAACTGATACGAATTGCGGTATGGACGATAATGCTCTGTAATGAGAGTATGGGTTCGTCCAGTAAAATTGCCACGATGAATACGCGTATAGGGCTGGCCATCTACCTTATGAAGAATGAAATCATAAATATCGTTCCGCATATCATGAACTTCGGGTTCATCTCCATGTATTTTCGAATACAACTTACACTGGTTATCGATCCACTTACATACATTATATTTTGCTCGGTCGATGTGATACACGGTTTTTACGTCACTCTTGTAATAATAAAACAAAGATGACGCACTATAAACCTCACGACCATCCTTTACAACGGTATATGTGCTAAAGTTATACTGTCCAAACATGCGAAGGGTCGCATAGAACATATCGGTTGCTATTTCATTTAATTGCGAAACTGTATCAAATACACCTGATGTAATATAACGCCATATCACCATAACTGCTGATTTGTTACCAGCGACGAGCATATTATATAATAGAGGAAAAAGGATATATAATGAAAAATATGCAAAATAAAGTTCGGCTTCGGAAATGGGTGTTTGTTGAACAACAGCAACTTTTGGTCTCATAGATATGAACGACGGATACATTTGATTTTTATTCATAGTAGAACAAATGTATTTAGTATTTCCGATATCAGGGAGACACGGCATAGAATTTGATATGGGGTGTCTCTATGTATATAACACATCAAAATCTTTTTATGTTGTTATTGACGATGTGGTTGGGCAGCGGTAGCGGTAGATGCTGGTGGAATATTCTGTTGCTGCGGTTGCTGCGACGTAGCCTGTTTTACACGTACAGATGATTTTCCAGGGTTGATACCAAATACATAAAATAATACACTACTGATATAGGTAAGAAGTATGATTGGAATTATAACGATGAACCATACAATTCTTGTATAACCGTTCAGACATAAAATATTCAATATTGCTGTGAAAATAAACATAATAATAAATTTTAATAATGATGTTTCGTAATCACCTTGGAACAAATCGATTACGATCTGAATCATAGAAAAGGCTAAATATAAAAGTGCCGGAGAGCATATTTTTTCTAGCATAATGGAATGTAATGTAATGTAATGTAATGGAATCGAACGAATAAAAATATTATATATTAGAACAAGAATATATTATATTTACGGCACTATACGTGATGATACTTATTATTTCTTTCCCTTATTGAAAACAGCAACTCCGTTCTTGAAAACACCGACTTCATCACCAACATCATCATCTACGCACGCATAAATGATTCCATTTTGAGGATCGGTCGTAAAATATGTCTTTCCTTTGATTTTAACTTCAGAAACCTCGATTTCTGCTTCCTCCTCCTCAGCTGCTTCCTCCTCTTCAGCGGCTTCATCCTCGACAGCCTCCTCCTCTTCAGCGGCTGCTTCCTCGACAGCCTCCTCCTCAGCGGCTTCATCCTCGAGAGCCTCCTCCTCTTCAGCGGCTTCATCCTCGACAGCCTCCTCATCAGCGGCTTCCTCATCCTCAGCGGCTTCTTCTTCGACGGCTTCCTCCTCAGCGGCTTCCTCCTCTTCTTCGACGGCTTCCTCCTCAGCGGCTTCCTCTTCAGCGGCTTCCTCCTCCTCTTCATCTGCTGCTAATTCTTCTGTATTTTCGGTTTGTGCGTCGGCATCATCTTCTTCTAGATTTGCCGCAACGATTATTACATTTTTATTCGTCGTGTCTTTCACGAATGTATTATCCTCCTCTTCGTCTCCGTCTGCTGCGTCTGCTGCGTCTGCTGCGTCTGCGTCGCTGTTGTCTTCTTCATGAATTTCCAAACGAACCGATTCTTCTTCGATATTTTGAACGGCTTGCGACGACGACCTCATGGTCTTCATATCAACCTTTGATTCCAACGCAATAATATAACGATTTAGTTCAACGATCGCTGATTGAAGTTGGGTGATCTCATCTTCACGCGACGTAACCGCAGTATGTGTTGTCGTCGTAGAGCGATAAGATTCGATATTAGGTACTTCTTCATTAGTTGTTGTACTCGATCGAGATTCAAGCGCAACGACACGTTCTTGTAATCGACGAACACAGGGCAACCCCATAATCGTGTCATGTGTTTCTTTATATACCGTATATTCTCCGATGACGCCTGATAATATATTTGTGATGTGCTTGGTCATCACTTGGGACACATCTTCGATCATCGGGCGAATATCAATTGTCATTCCGCTGTCACAAGACGATGGCGAGGCCGATGACGATGACGAGGCCGAGGCCGAGGCCGATGACGACGAAGAATAAACAGGTTCGGTCATTATGTTTGACTGTGCTGTATTCTTTATATTCTAATGTGTTTATTTCAATTTTCAGCGGGTTCAAATTCTAATTTTCAGCGGGTTCAAATCGAAAACTTTATATCCTAATGTAAAGTATATAAAGTTGTAAATAACTATTATTGTATCAATAATGTCCGCAACAGCACCAGTTCCCGCTCCATCGGTTTTAGATACCATGACCCGTATTATTATGTCACAGACTGAAATGACAGAAGAAGAAGTAAAGGCATCGTTGGAACGAACAAACTATGACCTAAAGATGGTGATTCGTGATTACATGCGTGGTACTCCGGAACCAGCAACACCTAACCCGTCCAAAACCAACGCATCTACGTTGAATACATCTACAAACCAAATGCGGTTTTCAGAAATAAGAAATTTTATGGATAAATCATCTGAACAATACTATCGCCGACAAGAAATGACAAGGATTTATAATGAAGTACTCGAGAGAAAGAAAGCGGAAGCGGCGACGGCGGCGGCGGTGGCGACGAAGGAAGCGGTAATGCCGACCATCAGCGAAACCTGTGAATCCGCTACGCCTTCCAAATTATAATCGATGAACGATACATTCTAACGTTTCAATACCAGTTAAATATTC